CTTTAGCAATGACTGCGTATCAGTTTTTCAAAACAAAAGAGGCTACGGAAAAAACTGCAGACGAGTTTGATTATTTAGGAGACAAAACAAAAGAAGTAAACGAAGAACTTAAAAACTTTAATAAAATACAAAATATTTTAAACGAAGAAGGAAATAGAACAGTAGAAACACTTGAATCTATGGGAAAAGCTCTTTCCAATATATCTGCAAGGGAGTTCGCCAAACAAATGGAGCCTGTAGATGCAGTACTCACACGAAAATCTCAAATAGGACAACAAATAGGAGATATACAAGCAGTTAGGGCTCCTGCAATGAAAGCGTATAGGAACAAAGAGGTTCCAGGAAAAACTCTAGAAACAATGCGTCCTCAACTTGACGCATTAAAAAATAAATTGGATATATATAATTTAGCAATACAAACCTTAGTAGATGAAGCAAATAACTTAGTGTTAATAAACCCCCTCGTACTAGAACAATTAGAAAGAGAAACTGAATTTGTAACATTAAATGCAGACGAAAAAATTAAAGCAAGTAAAGCAGGACAAAGATTTGTAAAAGCTTTCGAAGATGTAAAAGACGGAACCGCAGCAAGCACTAAAGAATTAAAGGAAGCTAGAGAGAGTTTTAAGCTTCTTGGTAAAGAAATAGGACAACTAACAAGAATTCAAGAAGAAAATGCAAAAACAGCAAAAGATTTAAGAATGTCTTTATTTCCCGAAACAAAGTATGAAAAATATATTAATAATTTAAAACAAGAAATAGAATTACAAGAAAAGTTAGGAAAAGATTCCGATATCGCAAAACAAGATGCCGATGCTGCAATACGACTATTAGATGCAGAAATCTTACTTATGACAAAATTAAATGAACAGCTAAGAATACAAAAAAGAGAAAGAGCAGAACTAAACGTAGAAAAACAATTAGCTTTATTTAATACAACTTTTGGTTTTGAGAAAAAAAGAGTAAAAAAAGAGTTTAACGTAAGGGAAGCAGAGCAAGCCCTTAAATTTTCTGAGCAAACCTTAAGTTTAACGTCTCAAACTGCAATGGAAGATGAAAAAATTACTGCGGCAGAAAGAGAGTCTTTGCATAATATTAAAATGCAAATTGAACTTAATAAGATTAAACTTGCACAAGCAAGAGAAGAGGCAGATGAACTACATGATATTAATCAAGCATTTATTACATCTTTCGAGTCAGGATTAACAGGAGCTTTTGATAGTATAATAACGGGAACTAAAGGTGTAAAAGCTGCTTTTGCAGATATGGCTACTGGAATATTAAGAGCCTTATCAAGAGTTTTAGCAGAAATGATGGCTATGTATATAATTAAACAACTTATTATGGGTTTTGCTCCAAAAGCAGATATGACAGGTATGACAGATTTTAATTCCGGATATAATACTTTTGATCCTACTTCTAATCCCGGAGGCTCTTTAGTTGCTAGAACAGGAGGAGTATTTTCTTCCGGAAAGAAAATGCAAGGTTATTCTTCAGGAGGCATTGCTAAAGGTTCTACGGCTGGTTATCCTGCAATGCTTCACGGAACAGAAGCAGTTGTTCCTTTACCTAATGGAAGATCCATACCTGTAGAAATGAAAAACAGCGGAGCAACAAATAATAATATCGTAGTAAATATTTCCAGCGAAGGAAGGACAGATAAAGAAGGAAGTACAGGACCAGACATGGATAAGCTAGGAAGTGCCGTAGCACAAGCTGTACAAGTAGAATTGCAAAATCAAAAAAGATCGGGCGGAATACTTAATCCGTATGGAGTAGCATAATGACTATAGGATTTATATATACAGGCACAACATATGCAACGCCTGACAAACAACTTACACGTTCAAATACTCCTAGAGTTCTTACTGCAAAGTTTGGAGATGGATACGAACAACGTGTTGCAGATGGAATTAATACTCTTAATGAAACTTATTCTTTAACTTTTAAAACACGTACAAAAGCCGAAATAGATGATATAGTAGTATTTCTTGATACTAAGAAAGGTGTTACAAGCTTTACTTTTACCTTGCCAGACTCAAACGTACTCTCAGATCCCGCAGGACAAGCAGGGGTAGGAGAACGAGATGTCAAAGTAGTAAGTACAGGTTACTCTATAAACTATGAGTATGACAATTTTTATACTCTTTCCCTTACCCTAAAGAGAGTTTTTGAAGCATGAGCCAATTAATAACAACAGATACTCAGACGCAAGAAATTGACTCAGAGTTAGTAGAACTATTTGAAATAGAAATGCCAGATGGCACAGAGCTATATGTGCACCCAGGTTTAGATTCTGATCTTACTACTGTGCAACTAAAAAGCATTAATGCCCCTACTAGTGGTAATTACTCTGTAAATACATATTTAGCAATACCCATGATGATCGACGGATTAGATATACAATCGTCAGGAGCAAGTAATAGGCCCGCCTTAACTATAGCCAACGTAGGAACTATATTTAGTAGTCAGGTAGGAGATTTTAAAAACGACGATTTGATAGGAAAACGTATAAGACGTAGAAGAACCCTACGAAAATACTTAGTAGGAGAAGACGATGATACGGGGGCTACGGTAGCTTCCATAGAGTTTCCTCGACAAGATTATATTATAGATAGAATTTCAAATGAAACTAATATTTCTATAACTTTTGAAGTTGCAACCCCTTTTGATCTTGAAGGTATTAAGCTGCCCAGAAGAGTAGTTGTAGGAAAGTATTGTAGTTGGAAATATCAAGGACATGATAATGGTATAGGAGGAGGATGTACTTGGAAATTAACAGGTGGCGTAAATTATAAAGGCTCTGATAATAATACTTACACTCATAATGCTTACTTTGATGTAAATGATTCTCCTTTAATAGGAGCAGTACCTTCAGGAACTTTAGCACATAGTACAAGCACTGCTTATACAGAAAGTAACTATGTTTCAACAGGGTCTGGATCTGATATACGTTATTGGTTATGTGTAATTGCAAATACAAATAAAACTCCAAGTGATAGCTCTGAGTTTTGGAAAGAAGCTTTTTTGTGGAGTGAGTGGTCTACTACCGGATTTGTTATAGGAGATAGAGTAAGATATCTATCAAAAACAATATGGAAATGTAAAGTTGCTCATACTGCAAGTGTTTCAAATGGTATTGTTCCTACAAGTAAAAGTGCTTATTGGGTACGAGAAGACGTATGTGGAAAAACTATAGCTTCTTGTAAATGCAGATATGGATTTGTACCTGTTGCTGCTACAGGTTCCAATTTAGCTCCTTCAGGCACTAAAAATTCAGCGGCTCGTTTACCTTTTGGAGGGTTCCCTGGAACATTAAAATTTTAAATGATTGAATACTTAGAAGAAATACAAGAACACTTTGAAAAGTGGTACCCAAATGAAGGTTGTGGAGTCTTAGCAGTAGTAAAAGGTAAAATAAAGTGGTTTCCCTGCGACAATGTTTCAAAAACAGGCAATGATTTTGTTATAGACTCAAAGCAATATATTAATATAGGACATAGATCAGATATTATAGCTATAGTTCATAGCCACCCTGATGCTAGTAATAAACCTAGCGAAAATGATATAAAATATTGTAATACTATAGGACTACCTTATTATATATTTAGTTACCCCAGTATGGAATTAAATATTTTGGAACCTAAAAATGTTAAGAAGTCTTTGTTTGGTAGAGACTATGAGTTTGGAGTAAATGATTGTTTCGAAGCAGCAAGAGATTACTATATAGCAAAAAATTTAAGTATTCCTAAACGTCCCTTATTCGAAGACGATTGGTGGAAAAAAAGTTTAGACTATTTTACAGAAGAATATATTTCTACATGGAATTTTAAAAAGGTAGAAGGAAATATGAAAGAAGGAGATTTTTTAGTTTTTACTATAAATGCTTCTGTAGGTAACCATTGTGGAGTTTATTTAGGAGATGATATATTTTATCATCACGCAGAAAACAGAATATCTTGTAGGGAAAATCTATACCCCTATTGGAAACAGTACATAACAGGAGTTTATAGATATGCAACGTAATGTATACTTACAAGGAGATTTAGCCAATAGATTTGGAGATAAATTTACAGTAAATACAGATAATTATTCAGATATTTTTAAATGTATACAAGTAAATAGGCCAGAGTTTATACCCTATCTTCACAAATGTGACAAAGAAGATATAGGTTTTATAGTTGAAACAGCAGGAGAAAGCATAGATGAAGAAGGCTTATTACTTCCTTTAAAAGAAGGAGATATAACTATATCTGTAGTACCTGCAGGATCAAAATCAGGGTTTGCAAAGATACTGGCAGCAGTTGCAATTTTTGTTATACTAGGACCTATGGCTGGAGAAGCTTTTAAAGTTTTAGCTACGGGTGCAGGTTCTATGAGTACTGCGGCTGCTTATGGAGTAGTTACCGGTTTAAGTATAGGAGTAAATTTGGCTCTTACAGGTATACAACA